TCAACCGTCCCTCGGAAGAAATCAAACCCGCGCCGGTGCTCCCCCAGGGCAGCTACCACGCCGTGGTCCTCGGGCTTCCAGAACAAGGAGAATCCTCCCAGAAGAAAACCCCCCAACTGAAGTTCATCCTGAAGATCCTCGCCGCCCTCGAAGATGTCTCCGATGAAGACATCGCGGAGTTCGAGGCCGTGGATGACAAAGGCCTTGGCGAAAAGGTCGTCGGCCAGGAGATCGAGAACATCCTCTACATCACCGACAAGTCCGCGATCATGCTGAAGGAGTTCATCCTGAACTGTGGCGTGGACCTAACCGGCCGATCCCTTGCCGAAGGTATCGACGACACCCCCAACGCGGAGTTGATCATCAATATCAAACACGAGGAGATGAAAAACGGCCGGGTGTTTGCCAAGGTCGGCTCCACCGCGAGGCTGGGCTAACGACATGGCCGAGGAAAAGAAAGACCCCAACGAGAACCGTGAAGGCTACGAGCTATTCGATGGCAAGTGGCAGAAGGTGATCAACGGGGATCGTAGTGGCTGGTGGCGGTTCCACGACCACTACGACCGCGATGGATACTGCGACAACCCTAATCGCGGGTACTAATCACTCCTGGGGAGGGGCCAATCCCGGCCCCTCCCTTTCCTCTAAGGATCCCAAATGTCCAAACACACCAAGGTACAACCAATCATGGGTGAGCCATTCGATGTCAACCAGATCGACGAAGAGTTTGCGGGGCTCGTCCAAGAAGCACATGACCGATCTGGAGAGAGGATTGGCCGTCTCCGCCTTCCAAGAGGGGATGGCGATCAAGATCATAGCCAGGGCGCTCCGGCGCAGTCCAGGGACGATCAGGGAATTCCTCCAGAAGCGCCTGCGGAGGACCCAATTAACCCCTCGTACTACCGACAGCACCCAAGTGGGGTTGAATGCATCGACGTCGTCGAGCACATGACTTACAATCTCGGCACTGCGTATGCATATATCTGGCGGGCTGGGAAGAAGGGGGATATCGTAGAAGATCTCCGCAAGGCCCAGTGGTATCTGGACCGGGAGATCATGCGGCTGACGAGGGCGCCGAGATGAAACACGCAAGAGCCGACTATGATCGTTTTCAAGATCCAGAAGGGATAATTCCTGCTGACGAGCCGGTGTTCTTACTTCGTGGTCAAGATAAATTGGCATGGCATGTGGTTAAGATATACGCATTCTGTGTTGGACTGACTGGTGACACTCATATGGCTAAGGTCTGCAAGGACTGGGCCAATGTGATGCGAGACTGGCCAAAGAAAAAGACACCTGACTTATGAAACCCATCCTCCTCGTCGGCGAACAACAAGGCGAGGCAGAGGCGAAGATCTCCCGAACCTTCGTCGGCACCACCGGGGCGGAACTATTGCGAATGCTCCACGACGCGGGGGTCATTGAATTGACCCCCTCGGACCGTTCCTGCCTCTCTCGCTTCTATCGCTCTCGCGACCCCTGGACCCTGGACGCAATCTGGCGGGCCCATCCCGAAGTCTTCCGAACCAACGTGTTCCAACAATTCCCTCCAGCCAACGATCTCACATTCTTCTGCGGCCCGAAGAAGGAGGGGATCCCCGGCTACCCTATGCTCGCCAAGTCCAAATACATCCGAAAGGAATTCCAACATGAACTCGATCGCCTCGGCAATGAAATCCTTGCGCACGATCCTAATCTCATCATCTGTCTCGGTAACACTGCTCTTTGGGCTCTGGCTGGCCGGACAGGCATCACGAAGCTTCGGGGTACCACCTGCGTTTCTACTCATCTTGTGTCTGGCTACAAGCTGCTACTTACGTACCACCCGTCTGCGGTCACGCGCCAATGGGAACTCCGCCCCGCCACCGTCGCGGATCTCTCCAAGGCCCTGAAGGAAAAGGACCACCCCGATGTCCGACGCCCCCAATGCACCATCTGGATTGAACCCAGCCTTGACGACATTGCTAGATTCATCCGAGATCACATCGTTGGATGCAAAATCCTTTCTGTTGATATTGAGACTTCTGGCAATCAGATCACATGCATTGGATTCGCTCCACGACCAGACCTTGCGCTTGTTGTTCCAATCCATGACTCCCGGAACGCGAAGGGAAGCTATTGGCCATCTCCGATCGATGAGCGGCGGTGTTGGGAGCTTATACGTCCGGTCCTTGAGGCTACAGAAATACCTAAGCTCTTCCAGAACGGACTCTACGATATTCCCTTCATCCTCAGGACAACGGGGATCAGAGTAATGGGGGCGACGGAGGACACCATGCTTCTGCACCATGCCTTGCAACCAGAAAGCCTGAAGAGCCTTGGGTTCCTGGGGTCGATCTATACGGATCACGGGCCTTGGAAGAGCGAGCGGAAGGGAACCGACACAATAAAGCGTGATGAATGAGAATAATCCAAACCTCCGATTGCACACCAGATGAAATCCCCTCCCAGGAAGAACGCGATTGGGTCTACAACGGACTCGACTGCTGCATCACAGCGGAGATTTTGGATGTGCTACTTCCTCAACTAGATGACCACACAACCAAAACATATGCCTTTAGCCGTGCATTGCAGGGACCTGTTCTCGAGATGCAACTGCGGGGAATACTTGTGGACCAAGCCCGACGCCACGAGGTCATCGAGGATTACTACGACAAAATAGATCTCCTCGCGGATCAACTCGATGAGATCGTCCTGAATGGGGTTGGCATGCCCACCTTCAACTGGCGCTCCAACCCCGACCTCCAGCGCCTGTTCTACGAACACCTCGCCATCCCAGTGATCCGCAACCGCGGCCGACCCACGTGTGATCACAAAGCCCTGGAGAAAATGCAACTCTATGTGGTGGCCCGGCCGATTGTGAACCGTCTCTTGGTGATGCGTGAACTGCAAAAAAAGATCGATTTCCTCAAAACCGGAGTAGACCCTGATGGACGAATCCGCACCTCTTACAACATCCCTGGAACAAACACAGGCCGATTTAGCTCAAGCTATAGCGAATTTGGCACTGGCGGAAATCTACAAAACGTCGAGGAGAGCCTTAGAAGCGTTTTCATCAGCGATCCGGGATGGAAGTTCGCCAAGTTCGACGCCAAAAGTGGGGAATCCTACATCGTCGGGGCCATCGAGGGCAACCTCTTCGACGATTGGAGATATCTAGATGCAGTCGAATCTGGAGACGTGCATACAACGGTTGCTCGAATGTGTTGGCCCGACCTTGGGTGGACAGGTGACTTGGCAAGAGACACGGAAATCGCCGAACGACCATTCTACCGACATTACAGTTACCGTTTCATGTGCAAGAAACTCGGCCATGGAAGCAACTACGGAGGCCAGCCCCAAACCCTCGCCATGCAAACCACCCTCCCCGAGCCCATCGTTATCGGATTTCAGCCTAAGTACTTCGCGGCATTTCCTGCCCATCTACGATGGCACGAATGGACCGATGATCAACTACGAAGAATTGGATTCCTTGTTACGCTCACAGGGCGTAGGCGTTGGTTCTTCGGTCGACGTACTGAAGCATCCACTCTCCGGGAGGCTATCGCTTACGATCCACAGGGAAGCCTAGCCGACATCGTAAACCGCGCAATGCTCCGCATCTGGCGCAAGCGCCCGTGCCTCCTGATGATGCAAGACCACGACGCGCTGACATTTATGTACCGAGAAGAAATGGAAGATGAAATCATACCAACGCTCCAGCGAATGCTCCCCGAGGAGATCCCCCTTCAGCACGGCCGGGCAATGTGCATCCCATACGATTGCAAAATAGGCTGGAACAAGGGGGAATACCATGCTGAAGAAAACCCAGACGGGCTCAGGAACTTTGGGGGAGGGGACAATCGAAGACGTCAGCCGAAAGTGTCCCTCGTGGATCGATTGCTTCATAGAAAACACTGAGATCCTGGAGAGCCCACGGATCTGGCGCCAGTGGGCCGCGATCTCGACCATCGCGGCAGTGGTGGAGCAGAGGGTTTATGTGCGAAGCGGTGGGGATCGGCTCTACCCGAACATCTACTGCGGGCTAATCGGCCACGCCGGAACCGGGAAGACCCGGTCCATCTACAAAGGCCGCGACTACTACATGACCATCGAGGAACCCCATCCGGCACCCACCTCTATGTCCGCCGCCTCGATGATCGACTCGCTGAGCAAATACAAACGAAAGATATTGATGCCCGAGGACGGGCCCCTGGAATACAACTCCATGTACATCACCGCCGACGAACTCTCTGCGTTCATGCATAAATACGACGAAGAAGCCATCGGCACCATGTCGGCCTTTTACGACCCGCGGGCCTATGGGCAAACCCGGCGGGGGAATGACATTAACATCAAGATCAAGAGCCCCCAACTCAATCTAATTGTAGGCACCACCCCTTCCAACCTACTCCACTACATGCCCGAATCCGCCTGGGAACAAGGCTTCACCTCGCGGATCATCCTTGTATTCTCCGACGAAAGGACCATTGGTGATGACTTCCAAGACGTTGATAACAGCCTTAACCCTGATCTCATTGCTGACCTGCGCCATATCGCTTCACTCGTGGGTCAGTTCCATGTCACAGAAGATTATCGCTCGCTCGTCAACCAGTGGCGACAATTGGGGGAGCCTCCGGTCGTCTCACACCCAAAGCTTATCCACTACGGCACCCGAAGGCGTGTACATTTGTACAAACTCTCAATGGTCAGTGCGATTGATCGGGGTGACCTGCTCGTACTCACCCGAGATGACTTCAACCGCGCGATGAATTGGATGACCGAGGCCGAGCGGTTCATGCCTGACATATTCAAAGCCGGCGCGGGGAACGCCGACGCGAAGGCAATGGATCAGATCTTCCACTACGTGCTCACGGAAGGGGTCCGTGGACCGGTCCCGGAGCGCAAAATCATCCGCTTCGCGAAGGACCTAGTCCCACTCCATTCCATCGAACGGGTGGTCCAAATAATGATAATGTCCCAAATGCTCCGCATGGTGAGGCAAGACTTCCGCACCCAGGCCCGGTGGTTCAAAGCCGAGGTGCCGGATGTGGATGAGGATGGGAATTTGGTCTAGGGGTATTCTCCGTCCACGGAGGCCCGTGGGTGGGTCATCCACCCAGCACCCCGGCGAAGGTCTTCGTAATTCCTCTGAAGCATTGTCATCTGATTGTTCAGGTTGGTAATCTGATTCGTCTGCACCGCTTGCATGATCACCACCTCAGCAAGCTTTTTCAATTCCGATTCCAACCCGGTCAGCTTCTGCCCCATGGCTTTGTTACTCCAATCATTACGCAATACCATACCATAGCCGCCGGCTAGGAAGAGCAAGGTTTGCACCCCTATGCCAACCAGAAATTCCCAGTGTTCCAGCATCTCACAGCCCCGGGATCGGTACCAGCTTGGCGATGCCTGCGGCGCCGGAAATGGCCGCGGAGATGAATTGAATCACATTGGCCTGGGCTAGCTGCGCCGCCCCTGCGCAAGAGGTGAAGAGCTTCCCTTGTGGAGAGAGATTGTCAATGATCTCCGCAGCGGTTTCCACATCGGTGAACAGATGTGGATCGGGCTTGGCCATTGGGGTGCCATCCTTATTCTTAAGCCCATCGCCATTTGACTGCTGGTTCACCACAATGATCGCATCCCAACATTGCTTCCGGATCGCGCCCCCGTTGGTCTGGGCCGCACCTGCCATCGCAGAGGCGTATTGCAAATCCACAAGCGCTGCGGCTTGGATCTTGGCCCACAAGGCCTCCGCGTCTTTCTTCATATTCCCAGTGAGTTGCAACCCCGTGGAGGGATCTCCATGGAATTTGTTCTTCGCGTCTTCGACCAGATCACCCGTGAAGACCGGGCCCTGAGGAGCAGGAGCGGCTCGACGTGGGGCCTGAGCGAAAGCCGAGGTTGTTCCCAACGCCAGCACCAGTGCCAGTGCGATCCTCATGACGCAGCCCTCGCGGTTGCATTCACTGCCGCCGTTGCACTCGGCACTGGGGCGATCTTATCAATAGACTTGTCAGTGGCTATCTTGGCTAGGGTCGCGTTGGCTTTCTCGTTCACGTCAAGATGCTCCACTCCATCCATCGCTAGGACGGATTTAACCTGCGCCCCTTGGCCGGAGAACATCGTGACAAGGCCACCGAGGACCGCATTGCCAAGGCTACAGATCGATACGATGACATGTGCAGCGTTGGGGCCCATTAGATCAGTAAGCTGGGCCGTGGAGCCGATTAGGGCTCCGTTGACCACAAGGATGATACCGAGGATTTGTACCGCGGTGAGGTTCTTAAGCGTTTCCATTCTGGACTCCTTCAATCATCTTCATTGCAACATCATGGACTTGCTTGTTCCTGTTGAGCCAACCTTTGGTGAACCGAGGCTGATGAAGGCCGATGTAGAACGCCTGCTTCTCAGCGGTATAGGCATTCAACAGCTTCACCGGATCGGCCAAGGCCTCCTTGAAAGCCTCCCGGGTAATAGCCCCAACCCTCCCATCCGCAGCAACTCCAAGCGCACGCTGGCCCAAGATGATTGCACGATGGGGACCGGCATTCACGCACATGTCGAAGAAAACATAATCCGTACCAATCGGAATCCGATCGCACCACGGGTCCCAATATTCATCGTGGTAGATTGCACTGATCTCATCTTCCGAGGCATGGAAGACATCCTGCACTGCAAGGCCCTTCTCCCTCCGCCACGCGTCGTATTCCCTCTGGGTGATCCCTCGGGACGTACGCCCCCCATGGTCGGCGGGATCGTCATCATTTCCACCCTCGGACTTGAGCACTTCCCTCAGGCTCGCATTGAAATTCATCGCCGTCATTTCTCAACCCTTAGCTTTGTGGTCCCTCGGGTAACCCCGCGTAGCAACTCACCAGGACCCTTGGGTCTATCCTGACGATTGGCGTAGTCAATGCCAAAGCGGGCAGCATTGGCGACCGCCTTGGGCATCATACCCGAGGCTTCGCCAGCGAAGGTGAGGAAGTCTTGAACGGTCTTCCCTGCGTGTTCACGGTTTAGGGCCACTTTGCCCTTCATTACATCCCGGACGGCCTTGTCGAGATCGCCCTCGGCGGAGGTCAATAGGCCGGCACCTGGGGTGTGCCCGGAGGTGAAGGCATCGATTAGGTCGCGGAGGTAGAGGAATGAGGAGCCCGCACCCTTAAGGCCACCAAGGAGCACTCGTTCGCCAAGCCCCCGACGGTCGTCTTGGTTCAGCCCCGTGACCCATTCCTCGATCGCGGTGGGGATGACGTAGTAGGTGAGAATATCTGCAGAGAGCCCTGGGAGGAGCTTGGCGGCCGAGGCAATCTCCCCACGTTTCCCAAGCTGGAACGTGTCGTTCATGGTGTGCATGATCTCAATCCGCCGTTGCATCACCGTGCCGAAGAAGCCGTAGACCGACGTGAGCCATCCGTGCAAAGGCCCCCCACCGCGGACCAACGCGGGTTGGTTCGTGGTTGCGGTGGATCCATGTTGACTCCGCACCGAACGATCCGCAATGTCCACCGCTTCGCCAAAGGAGGAGCCCTCCCCCAGGGACCGTTCAAACCTCGCGACCCAAAGTGGCACCGCGGAGAGCTTATCCGACATCGCCACTGGCCACGCGCCCCATTGCATTACCTTCTCCCGCATGGAGGGGTAGCCGTATTGTTCCGACAAGGCCCCACCGAGGGTTTCTCGCCAGTTGCGCTCCCGGCGTTGGAGTTCCTCTGAAGCGTCGAGGGCGAATTTCCACCATGTCTTCCCGACCTCCGGCGATTGCCCGAAGAGCTTCCCGTAGGACTGCGCCATCGCGACCGGACCGACATCGCGCATGGACATGAAGAAGGCAGTGGGGGCGTGTTTTAGCACTGTATAGAGATTGGCCCCGATGTACGTAGAGATCGTATTCTGCCGGAGTATCTCACTCGCCTGCCCCAACTTGGCCCAAACCGCGCCGTTGATGGATTGCTTCCGAGCGAGGTCTTCGAGATACGGCTGGAGAAGCTGGGCGTAGTGCTTGCCGTAGTGCTGGGTGATTGTGTTTTGCAACGAGGGATCCATCAGGATCTTCTGGGTCTCCAGCAGGGGCTCCCGGAAGTTGATATCATGAATCATCTGATCCAAGTGCTTCGGGATCATTCGGAAGCTGAGGTCCACTGGATACACCGCCCCGGTGCGGCTCTTGGTATAGCCGTTCGATGTCAGGATATGCCCAAAGTCCCCATCCTTATACGGCCCCCCACGCATTTTCATCTTCTCCGAGAGCCAGATGGGATCGGGAATGAGCTTGTGGTACCATCCCCGATAGGTTCCAAATGGGGTGTCGATTGGTTCCAGCGGGATCTTATCCACCGTTTGCCCATTCAGGCGCTCATAGACGTTGTCCGCCCGCTTGATGAGATCGTTCCAGATCGTATCCCCAAACTTCTGTGCCCGGTCCCAGTCGGCCTTCGTGGTATTCCGATGAAGCCATTGCATCAACGCTTCGGGATCCGCGCCCCAGCCCTTCGCGAGGACGTTCCAGTTGGACCGATTCCCAGCATTCTGAAGCATCGCCAGGACGTTTTCCCTGGTGAAGGTACTGTATCGGAAGATCTCCGGATCCAACGGTGGGGGATCCATCTTCTTCTTCATATCCCCCCAGTCTCCAAGGGCCCGATAGGCGGTGGAGATCTCTCGGGAGAGCTTAGCTTCGCTGTTCGCCGCCCGCGAGAGGGGATAGGTGACGAATTTGTGAAACAGCCCCCGAGCATCCGCGCGGTCGAAGCGATTCATCAGCGTGGGGATCGAAGTGCTACCGGCGATGTATTGCTTCGCGAGCCCAGGTTCATACCCCGCGGGCACGGCCTTCTCCCGGAAGGTCTTCACCTGATCTTTCATCTCCCCCAGGATCTGCTTGCGATCAAACGCCTCCCCTTCGCGGTAGACCTTGCGTTCCCCACGACCGTTTTCTACAAGGGCGTCAATGGTGCCTTTGACCTCTTTGAAATCTGCGTAGGGAAGCTGATCCACCGGCTTGCGAAACTGAGGGTCCTGCAAAACATCCGCGAGGGGCATATCCCGCAGGCCCATTGACTCCGTTAGCTTCGCCTGGAGGAATTGCTCCAAGGTGGTCTCGGCCTGCCTTCCAATATTCTCCTGGATGTTCTGCACCGAGCGGGCACCCTTATATCCAATCCGCCGCAAGACATCCTGAATATGATTCCTATACTCCCCTTCCACAGAGGGGACCTCCCTCTTGGCAAAGGTCTTCGCGGTTCGGTTCAACTGGGTTCGTTCTCGTTCGTACTCCCGGGCCAGCTTTGCAGCAATAGTTGCATGATTCCGCTGTTGCGAAAGGCGGTAAGCCTCCGCCCAATCGCCCCTAGAAGCCGCATCTTCGATCTTCCTCCCTAGCTTCCCCGCAGTTTGCACAATCCGATCGAACTTAATCTGGCCCACAGGCGTTTGATCAAACACCCCTTTGACCATGGCCCGGGTTTGCTCCTTCGTAAACTGCGGTTCTTCCCCCGCCGCCAGTGCATACGCTAAGGTCTCCTCATGGACGAGGTTAAGCTGGGTCTCACTAACCGCCTGGTCCTTCGCTTCTTCCATGATCTTCTGGCCAAGGTCTCCAAACTCTGCGTTAACCCTGCGGTCTGTCTCGACGTCAATAAGCCGGTTGAGATAGTCTCGTTGAGACATTCCTGCAACTCGGCGATCTTGCGTAAGCATCCCAAGTCTCTCGACGAGTGCGTCTCCGGAGGTGTATCCGAAATGCGGAGCGAGGTCATCGGGGGAGACTCCTTTCGCTTTCTGCACGTATTCCTTCGGGAGGATCGAGCGCTGCTCGGGGGTTAGGGCATCCGGATGCAGCTTGATGTCCCCCTTCGCGAAGAGTTCATCCGTGGCGAGATCTGGCCGGCCGGCGAATTGCTCGCGGACTTCGTCACGGATCTCCGTCCGGCGGTCTTTCCATTCCTTGGTCATCGTCCGCTTATGCTGCCGCTCGGCACGGGCGGTGGCGGCTGAGAGGTCTTCGTTGTTCCTCTTCTCGATCAGGCGAAGCATCCGATCCATATGGGCCTGGGTCACCCCAAGCGCCTTGGCCTCGGCGAAGATTCCTTCGCGTTCGGGGATGCCTGGGGCGACCTCGCGGGCAGGGGGTTTGTCGTCGGGTTGGAACTTCGGATCGCCTTCGTCTTCCTTAGCTTTCCGAGCAGCGATCTTCTCGTCCAGTTCTTTCTGGAAGTCCTGAAGCTCACGGAAGGCCAAATCTGACTTCTGTTTGCGTGCCTCGCGCCCGGTCAACTGTTGGTTTTGATTGGCTGCTCGGCGAAAATTGGTGACGTTGTCATCTTGCTGCGCTGCGAAGCGATTGAACGATGGCTTGGCCAGTTCAGCCTTGGGCTCCCTAGAGCCGATCTCTCCCGAATCAATCTTCTCAAAGATCTTCTCCCAAGAAAGATCATGCCCCAGCATCTCCCCAAACCTCTGCCGCAGGCCTTCGAAGAAATCCTTAATCCGTTGGAATAGGGTGGCGTGGGCTTTGTCAAACGCGCCCCCATTGGCCCAGTGCTGATAGGCCTCGGCGATGCCTTCCTCGGTAAAATTGGCACCCTCATACTTCCCCCACCGTTCCGCAACGCTGTAGCGTTTGACCCAATCCCTCTGGGAGGCCTTCTCAAGAGTGCTCCATTCCGCATCGGAGAACATCCCCATTTTCTTCAACGCGTGGATGGACTCGTGCCGGGCGGACCCAATCGGATCTCGGTTGTTCAGAGAGACAACGATCTGGCGCAGGTTCGGGAAGAACACCCCCCGGGGATTGCCGACTCCGTCCACGGAGATGTCGTGGGCCACATCGCGCCCGGCGTCGGGAACGATCCGACGGAGTTCATTCAGGACAATCCGGCCCATCGGAGTGTCCGAGGCAAGGCCTTTGCCTTCGCTTTCGAACAGGGCGGAGACCCCAGCATGGAGATCTTCCCAGTTTTGGGAGAGCAGATTGCGGAAGTGCTCGTGGGTGATTGCGTCAAAGGCGTCGCCGCTCTGGACCTTGATCGTGGCCGGGCCCGTGCGCCCCGCACGCTCGCGAGCACCAGAGATCCGGAAGCCACCGATCTCTTTCACGTTTGGGTAGGCGGATTTGATCTGGGCCAGCAGGGATCGGGTCAACCCTGGCCCGAAGGAATTAGGCCCAAAGCCTTGTGCCTCCAGTCCACCGATGTTGTCGATGTAAACCTTGGTCCCACCCTCCCTGGCAGTGGCCTCAAGGAATCCAACCTTCTTGCCAGTCTCGTCGAGGATACGGAATTGATCCGACCCGATCACGCCAGTCTTGGCATCGATATCAGGGCCTTTGGCCTCCAGCGTCAGCTTGCGATCCCCGATCTGGAACATCGGCTCCATGCCACCCGATCCGCGGACCAGCTGGACCGGATCGGCAATCGCCGAGCGTTCTCCCAGCCCAGAGAGCTTCGTCTCGTCCAGGGTCAGCCCACCATCCCGAAGGCGAGTGAAGTCGTGGAGTTCCTTCGCCACTTCGGGTTCGATGTGGGCGAGGTAATCCGCGAGTGGGATCTGCACATCCCCACCGTAGCCCTCCGCGGCTTCTAGCGATTGGCGAAGCCCGGGGACAAAGCCGAGGATGCCATCATCCGCCGTTGGAACCTTGTCCCCATAGAGCTTTCGAATGGCGTCAGCGTCAATCCCAATCTCACGATCCCCAACGTGAGATCGTACAAACTGGGCGTAGAGTTCCGGGCTGCGATCTCGGGTAGCGGACTTGTTTCCCTCAGCCAGAGCCTGTTTAAATGCATCGCCGTCGACCTTCGCCTGTTGGGTTTTCACATCGTCGATGATCGGGTGGACCCCTAGAGGGGGCTCTCCCGAGGGGTATTTATCCGCGATGTCCAGGCCGGATTTCATCTTCGCCAGGAGATCGGCGTTTTTGTTCAATAGGTCCCCTGGGCCACCTTGTGGGTGAACGCCAACATCCCCCCGCATCATGGCCCATTCGGCCATGGCTCGGGCTTCGCGAGCCACCCCGGCGCCGAAGACCTTGGTGATGCCATCCTCGCCCAATTGGAGAAACCCAGAGGTCACCCGAGAGAGCGACTCCGCACCGATTTCACCGAGGCCCAGGGCCCGGGTCACTGGGCTCAACAACGACGCCGTGCCAGGGTGCTTCAACGCCCATTCCATCTCCGAAGGGCGATCGCTGTAGCCTTTGTAAAACCGCTGGTAGCCCTCGGGCGCGAGGGGTTGCTCGCCGAAGCCTTGCATGAAGGATCGGGCGATCGAGTCACTCTTGAGCCAGCCCTCCAAGCCCGATTGGTCCCCAAGCCGAGAGAGATGCTGGGAGGCAACATCCAGCTGCCCAAGGTCATCGTGGCTGACGCGAGCGGCCATGGGATGGGAGTTGAGATAGTCTGCGATGTGAAAGTTATCACCGATGATGGATGAGCCAAGGGCGGCCTTGTGCTGTCGTTCGAACCCATCGATGTCCCCATAGATCGCGGTTGAGGGCACCCCGGTGGCTTGGGAAAGCTCCAGCGCCCGTGCGGCCTCATCCGCGTTTTCATCCATCGCGGAGTAGTTCGCCATCTGCGCCGTGCGGGCTTCGTCGGTAAAGAAGTCTTCGGACATGCTCATTGTGTAGCGCTCGCACCGGCGGCGGGTTTGCCGTAGAGTTCCTTATATTTCTCCGCGTGGTAGAAACGCTGGATCATCGAATCGGTTGGGTTGGTAATGCCTCGCTTCTGCCAGATATCCAACCCTCGAATGCGCTCGGCGTCCTCGTCGGAGACGGGCATTTGGTACAACGGGGTGGTTTCCTTATTGAACACAAACCACCCTCGGCGCCCGGTTAGCTGTTCCTGAACCAACCGCGACCCCATGGTCCGGATCTCTTCCGGGGTGGGCACCTTCCCGGTCTTGCCAGAGTCGAACTGCTCCAGGGCGTCCTGAAGCCCCCCGACGAATTGGTAGTACCCTTCCTTGTCCCCTCCAGTGTGCGAAATCCCCGCGGAGTTCAAATCCGGTCCGAGGATCGCCAGTGCCCTGGCCACTCTTGGATCTTGTTGGGATTGCTTCTTCATCCCATCCTGAAGACTCATCAGCCGTTCCTTCTGCTGAACGGTTAACTTCGCTTCCGATGCGAAGTCCTTCCCAAGGAACGCCACCCGGGTTTCGTTATCTGGGGAATTGGCCATCCCTACAAAGCCGTGAGTGATCTGGAGGTTCTCCGGCGTGGTGGGGATGCGGTATTCCCCAGTGGCGTTCCGGCGAAGTTGTTCGTTTATCTGCTGAACCTTCGCTGGGTTGCGGCTCAGTGCATCCAGCGCTGGGGACACGTTGGGATCCAGAGCCTTCAACTGTTCAATACTGGTCGGTGGCGACCCTTCAGCGTTGGCTTTGAGCATTGCCTTGCCCACAGTGACAAGGTTTTGGTTATCACTATCCCGTTCCACCCGCTTTTGCAGGCCGTAGTCGGTCATGATCCGCTGGCGAACGTAGTCTTTGAACAGGTCGTCTTGGATGCCGGTTTTCTTCATGATCGCATCCGCTCGGGTCATCCCATCTGCGAGGTATTGCTCCTCGGTTTTCTCATCCTCATCGCCTTCCTTACGCCCGGCCAGGACCTGATCGGATATGATCCGCGAGCCTTGTTGGCGGAAGTTGGTCTGGACTGTGGCTTGGACCCGAAGGGCATCGGCCGGGAGCAGGGCCCCGGTCTTAGCAGCGGCATCCGCGAGGGATTGCGCCCCAATCGCATCGGTCTTTGCCAGCCCCACCACTCGCTTTGCGGTTGCGGCGGAGACATTCTGCGCGGAGGTTTCCTTGATCTGATCCGTGCTCCAACCCGAGTTCCGCCCTTGGGCTTCGGTCTCTGAGGCGATGGTTCGCACACCGCGTTGGTACGAGAGTTCATCGGTCGGGTGCTCGCCGATGAAGTCCGAGGCTTGGTCGACTCGGGCCGTGGAGGCCCCATTCGCGGCCACTCGGGCTTGGCGGGCCGCGTGCCCGGCCGCAAGGCGGATCATCGAGCCCATGTTTGCCAAGGAGGATCCGTCGTACATGGTCTGGGCTTGGAGATTGCCTAGTTTGTCCCGGAACTGCCCGCGCATGGTGCGGAGGTTGTCGATGTGGGCCGAGAGGGCTTCGGGCGAGGCGTTCTCGCCTTCCCGGGACATGAACTCCGCGTCGGCCTTGCCTGCGGCGACCATGTAATCGGCGTCGGCGTTCTTGGCGGCGGTTTCGTTTTGCAGACCCTTCAGCTGAACCGCTTGTTCCCAGATGCGATCCGAGGATTTCTCAATGTCGGCCCCGAGGCCCTGGAGCGCATGGCCTACCGCGCCGCCAAAGGCCTCGACCGGTACGGCGAGGTTCGGCCCGGCTACGCCTTGGGTTGAAGGGGCTACGGAGGGGACCAGATCGGGAACGGCAACCATTAGGAGAACATCCCTTGTTTGGAGCCTTGGGACCATTTCGAGGCGACCGAGGACCCGGCGTTGATGAAGGAACCGATTTCGGATATGGTCCCAGCGGTTTCATCTTGCTGGGCGGTCATCTGATCAAGGTTGGCCTCGGCCGTGTCCGTGGCGGCTTTGACCTCGTATCCATACGCGGTCTTCGACGCGTCCCATTTGATTACGTTTTGATCGTACGCGGCCACGGTGGACATATCCGAACGGACCTTCTCCCCGGTGCCAGAGTTGACATCGAACCCCGAGCCACTCTGCACGACCTTCTCCTGGGCTATCTGCTGTCGGGCCTGGAGACCCTTGCCCTCGGCCTGGGCTTCGCCTGCTTGCAGGGCCCACGAGGCGTTTTGTTCGGAGACTTGTTTGTTGATCAGGGCCACGCCGGCTTTGTACCGTGCCGCACCCGCTGCGGCGTCGGCGGATTCCTTCGCGCCTAGGCCCCCAACGGCGCCACCAATCGCGGTGCCGACCATTGCCGTTACGGCCATTGTTCCTGGGTCAACCATTCTGAGGGCTCCGGATTTCGAAGGGGATTAGCCCTGAGTGGGGTTGACCAAACTCCGCGCCGAGCCAACCGAGCCAACGCATGGACCCGGTGCCGAGATGGCAATGGCCGGTGATGCTGGGCCAGCGCCAGAGAAGGGCGGAGATGACCTTGCGGGAATAGCGGCCGAGGAGGATTGGGTGGCGAATGGGGAGGTTTAGCATCCAGAGATAGGCTGTGTCGGCCATGAACGATGGGGGGATGACTCCCCAGCAGGCTTCGAGTTCGCCGTTGACATGACCGGCCCAGACCTCTCCGGCGATGGCGCAGTAGTCGAACATCTGGTGGTCCCTGGGAGACATTGCGAGGTGCGGCGGGAGATGCGGCGGGCCGTGAGTGATTTGGATGTTCATTTCTGCGAGTCCCCTACTTCGATCTCAGGGATGACGCCGAGCACGGATGCGGGGTATGGGTTGGGCTGTTGGATGCAGTATTGACCAAAGACGTCCCATTGCGGATCGACGATTATCCGGGCGTCGGTGGTTTGGAGCCCGGCCACCAGAGCGTTTGACATGGTACCGACGTTGCCTAAGGCAAGGTCCTTCATCGGCAAGGCGGTGGCGAAGCTTCGCCCCGCGGAGAGCCCAAGGGCGTCTTTGGCACGGACGGTCACCGCGGAGACTTTCTTCCGTTTGCCTTGGACGGTGGGTTGGCCGAGGTCTAGGGCGAGGGTTTGGATCTGGGGAAGGAAGGCCAGGCCGACGGTTACGATCGAGGCGTTGGGGATGGCTGTGAGGCCGGTGGTTCCACCTGGGCCGAAGACGAAGGTACCAGAGATGGGCATGGTGAAGTTGATCACGACCCCGTCGGCAAGACCAGTGACGACTGCGCCGGCGAGGTGTTGGGCGCCGGAGAAGCTGGTCGCTGGAGCACCGTTGTAGCCGATCCCCGCGTCGACCTGCCAGGAGGATTTGTAATTGTTCGGGTAGGTTAGTTCAACGAAGCGTTCGATGTAGTAGACCAACGCGCCGTTGATGTTGCGTTGGACACAGTGGTAGATGGCGTCGACCGCGCCGATGGCGGTGGTTTCGGTGACGGTCGCGATGGATTTGAACGCCCCTTGAGTGTCGGAGTGGGCCCAGGCGATCATCTCTTGTTCTTTGAGGAAGGTCAGGGAGAGCAGTTGACCATCGTTGCGGACCGCCCAGACGACTTTGAAGGGTTCCTCCGCCCAGGCCCACTCTAGAAGCTGGAAACCGTAGAATAGGTGCGAGGAGAGGATTGAGATGTCAGTCCCGGTGAAGACCTGAGTGTAGAAGTTGAACACGAGGTCGCGGACGATCGAGCCTTTGGCCTGGAGGTAGAGGATGTTGTCGTTGGCGACGATTGGAGGGCAGACGCCGGCCGCGCCGTTGTAGGACTGCGGTCGGGCGGAGAAGCTAGTTGCGGAGATGGGTGCGCCTGAGGTGCCTCCATTGACGATCCAAGAGAGCTTATCGGCGAGAACGATCAGGCCTTGAGGCTGAGGGATCAGCCATTGGAGTGTGCTCAAGACCCCGGAGACAAGGGTGCCTTGGATGGCGTTATCTGGGGCGGTGGGGAAGGTTGTGTCGAAGTTGAACGGCGAGCCGGGCTGGGAGAAGTTCATCTGTTGAACGGATTGAACCGGCGCAGCGAGGCAAAGGCGTTGGTCTTGGAACCCTGGGACGGAAGGGTTGCCGGCGGATGGGGCGCCGAGGACGGCCGTGGCTGCACCGCCGCCTCCAGAGAGTCCGCCTACGGCTGGCGGGGAGCCGTAGCCGGTACCAGGAGAGGTCATGGCGATCGAGGCTAAGGTCCAGGTGACATTGAATCGGGCCGAGCCGTCGCCGTGACCGGAGGTGGAGAAGAAGCCGGTGGGGGAGATGGTCTGGCCATTGCCCGAAGCGAGGGACCCGGCGGCGATGATGACCACGCCGGATAGCGTGCCAGCGAAGCCAGTGGTGGAGGTGACTTGTAGGGTGGCCCCACCCGCGAGGAGGATGGTATCGCCGACATTCCATCCGGTGCTAGCCACGGCGATCGATACCGCGGTGAGTTGGCAATAGGCGATCGCAGCCGCGCCGGATCCGCCTCCGCCGGTGAAGGTCGGGGTTGGGACGGTTACGTTGGTGAAGTTGCCCGGGTTAGTGATGGTGACAGATTGGACCCCGGTTCCAGAGAATGGGTTCTGTGGGATCGGTGGGCCCTGGGAGAAGTCCGGGGTGATGTTGGTGTCGTTGAAGGTGATCCCGGTGAAGTTCCCTGCGAAGCCATATTGGGCCCCGGCGGCAACGGTGTTGGTCATGCTCACGAGGGATTTGTAAACGTTGTAGCTGACGGCGCCGGCGACGGAGGCGATGTTGATGGTGTTGGTGTAGTTGGTACCGAGAAAGGTCCGGTTCGCGAATGGGACCTGCGCGGTGGGATCGGATTCCTGCCCGTTGGCATCGACGGAGGTCAGCAAGTAGGCCACGCACTGGGTGCCCGCAGGGGCATTGGATGCGGCGGTGATTCCGCCCGGCGGGGAGATGGTCGCGCCGAAGGTGATTGGGGCCAGGGTCCAATTGGTCGCGGAGATCAGGGTGAGGATGTAGGGCGGGTGGTTCGGGTGGCAGATGATGAGTTGGTTGACGTTCTGGGCGAACTTTAGCTGGGAGAGTTCGGCGGAAGTGTAAGGCGAGGCGATGGTGTAGATCGGGCCCCCAGAGAAGACCGGCGCGCCGTTGTTGTAGAACGCGAGGTAGCCTGCGCCGTTGAGGACGCCGAATTCGAGAATGTAGGCCACGGTGAATGAGGCCTGGAAGGGGATCAGCCGCGGTGGGCCCGAGCCATTGTTCTGCGACTTGGCGACGAAGCGAGTGCCGGGTCGGGTAGTTGCGCCACCGCGGTAGTCTACGAAGAAATTCCGTAGAAGGGCCGCACCGGAGTGGTACTTGGCTAGGTCCACCCGAGCGTTCAGCTGCGGGGCCCATTCGCCGGCGTTCCAAGAGGTTTGGATTGCGTTATCGGACATTAGCTAAACCCAGGCCACATTCCGCCCCAATCGAATCCGGTGTTGTATGGGCCTGAGGCCCCATCGGTGTAATCGACGCCTCGCATCCGGATCCAATCAGGGATGACGTTGTTCACAGTCAGCGCCTCATTGCCATCGTTCCCTCGGGCGATCCGGATGACCTCGTTGCCTTGGGTGATTACAAGGTTCGAGAGGGACTTGTCCCCGGTGAGGGCTTTGCAAAGGGCCCCGCCGAGTACGAAGGCGTAGGCTTCTTGGAAGTCGTCATCGAAGACGTTTTCATCGGTGATGTTCTTCACGTAGTTCAAAAGGCCGAATTCTTGGTTGGTGAGGATTACTCGCTGGTCCCCTGCGGCGGCGGTGAAGGTGAGGTTGAAGGTGGCACCGGTGCCGAGGCCGGTTGTGCCTGTGCCGCCAAGGTTGCCTGGGTTGGGACCCTGAGCGGATGGGTTCGCAACCGGCGCGAAGTAGCTCCCGGAGAATGGAACGACTTCGTTTGGGATGATAGGGACAATAGCGACAGAAGTGACAACCCCAAGAGCACCAACCCCAGTGACCTGCAAAGTAGCTGGGCATCCAACTGGGGGAAGGCCTTGTGCACCTTGTGCGAGAGTGATAAGATCGCCCAGAGCATAGCCGGCGCCTCCTGAGGCCACAGTGGCAGCGGTGACGGAGAAGAATTGGTCGACGGCGACTTTGAACTGGACTGGCGGGCCTTGCCAGAACGAGGCTGCGCCACCGGTCACGGCGGTGGTGATGGGAACGCCGCCAGCGAAGCCAGTTGCGGTTTGAGGGGTGATCCAACAGGCGCGGATGCAATCGAAGGGGTATTGGTATTCGTACGCCCACGGCGGGGCCGGTTGGCCCTTTTGCCATAGTTGGGTCGCGGGGGAGGTGTTCTCTGGGGTGCCGGGGATGGAGGTGATGAAGTTGAGGGCGATGGTTTGGAACGCGAAGGACCAAGGGGCCATCCGAAGCAAACGTCGGCGGAAGGAGTCGTAGATGATGTTACTCTGAATCGCTTCGTTGCTTCCATTGCTAGCAAGCTCTGCAGCCGTAACTGTGGTCCTAGACCCAAAGGTTTGCAAAGCACGATTCACCATGTCTACTTTGGCAGTCATTTAAGCCATCCCCAATTACGGCCGCTGCGAATATAACTGATAGCGGTCCAAGACATGTCATATGCTTTGGCTATAGAGGCGACAGAATAGCCTTCGACGATGAATTGACGAATGTCTCTCACATCCTGCTCAGTAAGCTTTGCCTGCCCTTGGCGTTCTCCAAATACATGGCGACCTTTAGCGATCTCATCATCTTTGTTGTCTTTATGTGTTCCTAAGAATAGATGCTTTGGATTGATGCAAGGCTTGTTATCACAAGTGTGACAGACTATCATACCTTTAGGTACAGGGCCTTTGTGGTGCTCAAATGAAACTACGTGAGCACCACGGTCGCAAATAGCACCATAACCTGAGCCTGACATAGCGCCAGTAAACACCCAACAGTTGTTAGGCGCCATCGCTATCCTATCGAGCAATTTACTGGCGATGTCCATTAGTAGCGCCCCTGTGAGCCGCAGCAGCCGTTATTGACCCCGCCAAGGCCAGGGCGGCCGCTTTCAGAGCCGGGGGAATCCGGTCCGTTCACGATGCCATGGTTCTTGCCATGGAGGCCTGGGGATTGCGGATCGTTGATGTTCTTCGGTCCGCAAGGGGGTTGGTAGTTGTTAACGTCCTTTGACGTTTGCTTGCCTCCGGACATCAGAGCCTCCTTCGGGGAAGAGCGGAGGGCCGAGCAGCAGCGGCAGGATCAGCCTTGAGATCGGCTTCGGCCTCAGGCTCTTCCCCGGCCTCTTCTTCAGTCTCCTCCGACGCAGCCTCATCTGAGGCCTCTCCGGAATCGGTCCGCTGGGCAGCCGCGCCGGGTTCCTGTTCGGCGAACCCAGCGAAGGTTTCCGTTTCCTGTGGGCGGCCGAAGCCATTCGGGCCCATTTCCTCGTTGATCTGGCGCAGGCGGCTAAGCGCAGCGCCGGAGATGTTGGTCAGGTTGCCCACCTCGTGAGCGGTTTTGTGGATATGGAGGAGGGCGGCGATTTCATCGATGGTGTGCATTTTAGTGCTTTCCTTGTGAGCCAGAGGAACGGATGACTCGACCCGCGCCAGGGCCGGAGCCATCCCAGCCCTCAACCGGGCCGTTTGGGGAGAACCCATTGCCGAGGTCCATGTTGGGGTATTTCGGGGTGAAGTCCCCCGAGTCGGTGGTGTGGTTGCCCTTGGCGTTGCCGAGATAGGACACCGCAGCGGGGTTTTTAATCTGGGGCCGCGGTTCGACCTTTTGGTCCCGCGGGCCTTTGATATCTGCTTGGCCTTGTTTCACTTTGCTTCTCCGTTGGTTGGCTTTGCCAGTTGGCGGCTGTGATCGTAGCGAGGGGTAACGGGATGTTTGGTCATATCCCGGCGGACCTTTTCAAAGTGCCCACCGTCACTGTGGAGATCGTGGAGGATTTGCCTGGCCCGATCGTGGTTGCGCTCCATTTCCTTGTCGATCTCCTCCGGGGGCTGAAGGCCAAGGGTGACGTATTCACCCTTGACGTGGACGACGTCGTGGAAGTAGTTCATGAACCGACGCATCTTCTCGGGCACCTCCTTTTCTGCCTCACCCATGGCGTAGAGGGCTTTGGACACACCTTGGCGAATGGTTGTTAGTTCGCGGGCGATTCGGAAGAGGAGATCGCGTTCGGTCACCGAGTCGTCGAGTTTGAATTCAGGTTCGTCGGCCATTGAGTAATCCTATGGTTAATACAACAGCCCCAGCCAGGGGTAGCATGGATAAGCAGATCAGTAGAGATTCGAGGTTCATTTGTCTATCCTTGGCACGTGTGGGGTGTTGAGGGCATCGAGGATCGAGGCGATGAATTTGAGCGTGGGGGTTCTGGCAAGGGTGGCGGCACGTTCACAGGCGGTGATCGCGGGGTCGATCGCATCGGACTTCTTGGCCTGGGCGAGGGCCTCGAAGCAAATCCGGCGGGCCACGAAGATTGGGTGGCGGTTGTCGCTCCACATCGCGACGAGCTTTTGTAAGGCATCGGGTGGGATCTTCGCTAGGCGAGCAGAGAGTTCAGCTGTGGTCACCTCAGGGAGTAGGCCCTGAGCGAAGGCCGGACTGGCAAGTAGCAGGATCGCGAGGATGATTTTGATCATTGTTGCGACGTCGGTCCGTTGTTGTCGATATCGGTGAAATCCCAGGTCCCGGCGGTTGGGACTACCCCGCCCGCGTTGTTGCAGTCGGTGTAGAGAGAGAAGGTTCCGCCGACGTGGTAGAGTGGGACCGGGGACATTGAGGTTGGGAAGACAATATTAGCTACCTGCCCAGCTGCCTGGAGACCGAAGGTCAAAGCACCATTTCCGGTGTTGACGAAACCTCCCATGAAGATGTTACAGCCAATCCAAGAGGCCGCTGTTTTCCACTCTAGCTTGCCCCAAACGTGCCCGACGGTGTTGTGAACTTCGCCGAAGGTCATGGCTTCGAGATCGTTGGTGTTGTAGCCGTATAGGGTCGGCGCGGCTCCGCCAAGGGCTGCGGTTGGGAAGTTGACTATGTCTGGGGTGAGGAGCGGTGGGTTCCAATGGGAGAAGGCGACGGTTTTTTCATAGGTGTTGGTGTGGAGTTGCGACTGGACCATCGACGGAACGAACGCGGCAGTCGGGAGGCAGACGTCGAATACGTCGCCAGAGTTGCCGGAGGGTTGGAAGCCAAACTGCACGGAGGTTGCGGTTTGGGAAATGGTTCTGGTGACGGATACGAATTGGTACCCGCCGAGGCTAACACCGGTCAGGGCGGAACTGAAAGTGGTCCCAGCGCTGTCTTGGATGTAGATGTTCCCTGTGCTTCCGCCGCCTTGGATGCGTTGGAAGATGGCCATGCCCAAGGTGACGGTTTGACCTCGGTAGAGAGGGAGAAGGGCCGGGGTGATGTCGTCGATCAAAAGTTCATTGCCGGTGGTCCCCTTACGGAGCCCGAGTGGGCGTTCGCAGCCGGGGTAGACGGTGGAGATGGGAGTGGAAGCGGCGCCCCAATCGTCGGGGAAGGCACATAGCGTGCCAGTCTTGGTCCAGCCGTCCGGGCCGGTGGAGGAGCCACAGTCGAGGGGGGAGACGGGGATGATGGTCGCGGCTGCGGAGGCTGCGGGGGAGATGCCACTTAACGCAGGCGAATGCAGGGTAACGGAGGTATTGGCTATTACATTGGTGACCCGCGCCGCAGTGACGTAGCCGCCGTTACATTGAACTTGCACACAGGTGATGAAGCCACCGCCGGCGAAGCCCCAGAAGGACACAATGTTGGAGACGATCGCGATGTCGCCAACGCGGAGGGTTTGGGTGTTGGCGCAGGTGAAGACCGGGTCCGCCGTAGAGATGGTAAAGGCAGTACAGGAAACGTTGGTTTGATTCGCCGTACCTGCGGCGTTTTGCTTTGTGCTGAAAGCAATGCAACACCACAGCCGCCATTGGTTGTTCTGGAGCAGGTTGTCGACGGTGCCGCCAGTGGTGGAAATGGTGGTCGGAACGGCTGCGCCACCTGAGCCGGGGTAGACCGGGACTTGGCCAGCGGTCGCGGCTGCTTGGCTTCCGCCCAGGCCACCGTTGGCGAGGCTGACCGGGAAGGCAAGAGCGGCGCATTGGAGACCAGAGGCGTTCACGTAGACGAGGGCATGAACACCGTCGTTGGCGCAGGGCGGGACAGCGATGTTCTGCATGTCCGCGGTGCCAGCGGTGGGGTTGATCCAGATCGAGTTCGCAATGCCTTGTGGAAGCTGGGCGAGGGTGGCACGGCCGGAGAGGTTGGAGAAGGCCGGTTGGGCACAGACCGAGGCAGCCCCGACCACGTTGACGAATTGATTCGCCGGACAGGTGATGAAGCCGGGGATGGAGGAGGCAGCGATCTGGGCCAGAACGAAGCGAGTGTTGGCACAGGCGTTTGTGTTATCGCCAAGGGTGCGATCGGAGCATTGGGTGTTTTGGGCCAGCGCAGGGAAGGCGAAGAGGGCTAGCGCAGCCGCGAGGAGGAGCTTCCGAATCATACGTTGCTCTCTATAACGGTTAGGGGGTTGGTCGTGCCAGTTGCGGCGAGGGCCTGCCATGCCTTCTGGCATTCGCCATCGACAACTAGGCTTCCACCGTTGCCGAAGACACGAAGGGTACCACCGAGGAGGGCGGTGGTTGGGGTGAATGGGACATCCGAAGGGGAGACCGGGGCGGTGCCGAGCACCCCTTGGATTGTTGTTTGCGAGACGAAGATGTCATTCGGGCCAGGGTTGTGAAAGGTGAGTTTCTGGCGCGAAGGGTTGGCCTGGGCAACGACAACGTTGGCGGCGTTGGTGATGTTGTTGAAGCCGTAGGTCTTGCCTCCATTGGCCCCGGCTACAGTTCCGGAGTCGCCGGGGCTTCTGGAGATGATACCCATTAGATCCTCCGCTCGACTACGGTCTTGCGGGCGCGGAGACGGGATTCGGCTTCGCGGGCCCTGGCAGCTTCGGCGGCCTCGGCGAGTTCTTCTTCGGTCGGCTCCGCTGTGGGAAGCTCGTCTTCGAACTCAGCGTGTTTGGTCTCGCCCGATTCGCGAACGATGCGATCGAACTCGTCCTGTGCGGGCTCGGGGGCTGAGGTCACTGCCACTGCGGCAAGGGATTCCATCGGGGCCTTACCAGTCATGATCGCGATCAGCTGGGCATTCTGGGCCATCACGGCGGCCATGGCTTCCATCATTTTGTCCAGACCGTGGGTTGCGGAGGGTTGGAGAGCCGTGGTGGCGCGAAGGTCCGTCAGGGAGGTGATCAATTCGTCACCCAGACGGGCGTAGAACCCGGCCCGCTGCGACTCTTCATCGATGCCCTGAGTGGGGATCCATTTGAACTTCGCGGTGACCTCGCGGGCCTCGTCGTCGAGGGGGACCATGCCAGGGGTGGGATCGCCTTCGAAGACGATGTCTCTGGGATTGCCCTTGCCCGGCCAGCAGACATGGATCTCGCCGTCCATTTCGTTGTTGGGGAATTTCACGTTCCAGTCGTCTGCCACTCGGGGGTCGAGATGCAAGGGGACTTTGAACATCTTCCTCGTGGGCTTGCCAGTGCGGGAGTCGATCGCGGTTTGTTCCCAACGGGAATCGGGGGCGTTGAGGTAGTGGGGTTCCGTCAATTTCCATCGTGCCATGTTAAGGCTCCTTTTCAGAATTGTGCGTACCAGATCAACACCGACATGGTAGCTGCGGATGAGGTGGCGCATAGCGCCTGTGAGAGGTTGCTGGAATTGGATGCGTATTGTGAATGATCTTGGTTTGGTGAGTTTGAGCTAACGTTGAACGTCGGCGATAGCTTCTTGGTGCCGGTGTCACATGGGTTGGTGGTTTGGGTACCGGTGGTAAAGGCGATGGTGCCATTGGCACCTGTGTTGGTTACGTTCCAACCACAGAGGAAGATGGTCTGGCCAGCGACCGCAGGAACGATCGCGGTCGAGGTTGTGAACCCAACTTCCTGTACCGCGACCTTGTTGCATAGGATGAGATTGGTCGGGCCAGATACGTTCTCTGCGTTCGCGGTTGGCGCCCAAGCCCACAGGCTCAGGCTCAGCGCAGCGAGGAGACAGATGGAGAGCCTGAGCTTGTGCATTAGCGTACCCTATACCAAGAGGTGGTTGAGAGAGCGTATCGGAACTCGACCGACGAGCCCGCAGCGAGAGTGGCGAAGGAAGTGTTGTTGACGAGAGTTGAGCCGTCAGAGACGGTTACGGTCGCGCCGGTGAAGGCACCGCCAGAACCGTTGACCCATTCGAAGATTTCCCCATCCCAAGGCAGCGGGGGAAGGGTCACTGCGAGCGAGGCAGAGGCGGCGGTGGAGACGAGGGTGCCGGTGGCAGTGGTCAAGACCAAGGTGCCAGAGGTCAAAGCCGTGGTGGTGAGACCAGTGGCGTTGCGAAGTTGGGAAGACGGCGCGAAGATAGACGGGCCACCGGGTCCGCCTTGAGCCATGGTCACGACTTCCGAACCGGACATAGTTCGGTTCGTCAGTGCGGTTTGGGCCCAGACTGCCCCGATGATTGCCAGGGCCGCTAGGGCCCCAGCCAGAAGTGTGCGGAAGCGAGTCATGCCATTTCCCTCAATTCGCCACAACAACGCCGGCGGGATATCCACCGAGCACTGCGTTGGCTTGTTCTGGGAGATCGTGACGGTCGAGGACGAGGTAGGCCTGGAGTTCCCCGGCGGAGTGGGTGCCGACGGAGATGTATTGGAGTTGCAAGAACCTCGGAAGGGGCTGCCCAGCAACGGGCCGGGGGATGTCGATGTCCGCAAGGCGGGCGCCGAGGATGAGGATTGCCTCGGCGTAGACCGGCGAGGTGTACATGGTGACGTAGGCACCGGCTGCGCCAGCACCGTTGTCAGGGGCGCCTTGGAGGTTCACTTGGAGCGAGGTGCCACCGGTGATTGCGACGGTGACCACGGCGAGGATTTTCATCGCCGGGTCATCGCCGATGCCGATGTCACGGGCTCCGCCACCTTGGGCGGAGAGTGGGATGCCCAGGAGGCCTAGGTCAAAGGCGTTGGAGGAGACCTGGGTGCCTGTGGTCGGGCGGTCGGATTGGGGTCCGAGAACGGGAGGACCAGAAGCTCCCTTTGAAGAACCAGTGAAGCACAGAAGACCATCGAGGATCATGTTAAACTCCCTTGAATTGAGA